ACATACATAAAGTCTACTAATTTCTTAGGACCACCAATACACCATCCGTTAAAGTCAAAATCTTTGAATTTATGATACCAGGTATTATATTCTTCATTATATGTACCTTGAATTACATTTAAGAACTTAGTTTTACCTGATTGATGTTTTTCGAACCACTTAAAATTATCAAATGAAATATCCATTGAATCTTGGAATCGATTTTCAAATGTAACACGTGGTGGGATATCTAAATTTGCTGCGACGTCTGAATTGGCTTCTAACCAATGGAAGATCTTTTCGCGGATTGTGCTATCCCATTTCAATGCACCTGTTGCAATCTGGAATCCTCCCGAATCACCAAATACTAACACATCTTTATCTAAACCTAATTGATCTCGGAAATCCATTTTCTTGTAATGGTGACCTGCTGTAATTAGGAAATACGGATGTCGCCATTCTTCCGGGTATTCTTTACCAAAGAATCTCATCGTTGTACCGTCTGAGAACCTGGAATCCTTCTTGAAAGCAGAAACCATAGATCCTGCTGACAATGATGGATAATAAATGAACTTCTTACTCATTGTATCCTTGTTTGTTTAATAAATACTTACAATATTCTAATTCATGCCATACATTGATTTCTTGTGGCATTCCATTAGCAATAATATATCCTTCCATACGACGACCTACATCTGCTATTTCTGCAAAGTTATAGTTATGATTTGGTGTCAGTGTGCTAATTGCATTATGCAATGTTTTTAATGTATCTTGCACATTGAATGGACGATATAACTTTTCTTCCGGAATAAATTCTGGAAATGATCTAAAATTTGGGAATACTACATCACAACCAAATGCTGTGGATTCTAATACAGTCCATGATACATAATCTTGCAATGAACTATTAAATTGAACCTTCGCTGTTGCTAATTCAGTATAATATGCTTCTTTTGTTAAGTTGCTTAATAATTGAAAGCGTGGTTGACGAGCTGCTAACTCTTCCATTGCTTCAATCACACCCGGTAACATTGATTTAAATGATTTACCTGAAGTAGTTACATTCCAAACATACCCTGGATATTGTTCTAGGAACTTCTCAGCAACTTCCAACATAAAGAATGGATTCTTTTCTTTGTCTAAACGACTTGAAAACACAATTTTATTTTCTTTTTTGAAATTAGACGCATATGGCACTTTAGCTAATGTCATTTCGTGATGCAATGGTAATGAAACTACATGGATTGGTGCTTCAAATCCAGCTTCGCGAAGTTGATCTCTGTGAATAGTGGATCCTACAAAGATACCCGTCATTCTCTTATCTAAACCTAATTCAAATCCTCGCATCCAATTACGCATTGGCCAAGTGAAATCATATTCATCTACACTTTGTGCATGAAGCATTGCATAAATGTCTACATTGATACCATAAAGGTCTAACGCATAAAGAATTGATTCGATACCTGGATGCCAATAATCTTGCAAGAAGATAACATCGCCATTAGATACTTCATCGCGATTAAGCATATCAAGGAAATTGCTACATTGTGACATTGCAAACTTACCTCTGCCAACTGCATCTAATACAGCTCCTACTTTAATTTGTTGATCTGGATCAAATTCGCCTTCTACATCAATGAATTGCAATTTACCTGCTTTTTCATATGGTGCAAAGGTTGCTGGCATCCATTCTTTGCTTAACTGATAGGTATAACGAGCTTTAAGTGGCTCTAACCCAAAATAAAATACTTTCTTCATATTATCTTTCAATTACGGCTCCATTTTCCCAATCTTCCCAAACTTCTACTTTGTATAGTTCCGGAAATTGTCCTAATAACCATTCTCCAATTGATTCGCAAGACATTGGGCCAAATTCTAATACATTAGCCGTTTCTTTTTCGAAATTCAATTGAAGGTTTCTTTTTATTTCTCGATTCAATAAAATAAACTCTTTATCGCGATCTGTATGAGTAACTGTTGCATAACAACGGAATCCAAACATATGTCGATGTCTATCCGATAGGAATGCTACCTCAGGAAATATTTCTTTAGCTGCGGGCCAATTATGAAACCCTTCCATACTAAATGTTACTACGACGCTGTACTTCATCTGCTATTAATTTTTTGTATTTAGTGGTAGACCATCCGTGGTCTCTGTTTATGTAATGAATCGGAATGTGTAAATCATTGCCGGTAAATTGCTTACCAATGTAATCATCTCCTAGAAACCGTACATCTGGATCGATCCCTATAAGGAATGCATGGAGTTCTGATTCTAGATTGTATGAAATGACATCATCAATATATTCTAACGAAAGAAGCATTTCTTTTCGCTCTTTAATTGATAAAATTGGTTTTAGTTTTTCTGGACGCTCTATTGTCGGGTCACCTTGTAACAATACAATAAAACGATCACAATTTGCTTTACATTCTTTGAACATTGCAATGTAACCTGGATGTATCACATCGAAGTTACCAGCTATTACTCCTATTTTCATATTTCCTCATCAAATTTATAGTTATCTGGATTGATATGCATCATATTGCATTTAGTTACTTGAGATACACGATACCAACCAGCATCTATACTCAATGTATCGGTGTCTTTGAGACGTTGTACTGCAGTATCTTGAATACGATAAATAATGTGGCATCTATTGAAAAGATCGGGCGGGATACGTTCGATATTATCTGCAGTTGCTTCAATCGTAACCGCACAATTTGATACATCTAATATTTCGCGAATAACTTCTATTTCACGCGTGTTTTCAAAACAACGTTTCATGTATTCAATAGTGAAATAATAATGTGGATATTCTTGCGGCGTTTTTACCATTAATTTGCCGTTATGTAACTCTCTGACAAAGAATGTCATGATGTCTGAATAACGTCCTTCAACTTCTAAGCCGCGCCATTGTTTTTTACCGTACATTTATAACCTTTTTTATTTAATATAAGAAATTTATTCTTATTTTCCAAATGAAAAGAAACGATTTGCGTTATTATTCTCTGGAAGTTGACCCCAACCCATTGCTGCATAAAAATCATTGAACTTATTGCTTAAGTCTGCTGTAAACATTTTATTGTGGTCTAAATACTGTTCCGCAAATGCAACAATTTCTGGCGGATCTTGGTAACCTCTTAATGCAATAGTTTCAAACCCATATGGATTATTTAATAAGTAACCCCATTTAACCTTTTCGCCATCCGAAATTGGTAAAATATCTGTATTTAATGTGGATAGCATATCATTAAAATTAATTGCTGATTTAACGTGTGCTGTGGATCCTTTTATAAAACCAGTAAATGGTTTTCTTCCTCTAATGTATTTAGATAATTCCTTAACACTCGAATTCTTCATTACGTTTAATACTTCGGATTTCTTAATGTTATTTTTGAAATCGTGTATCAATGTAGATGTTGTTTGTTTGTCTTTGCCTTTAAGAATATACCACAATGTTTCTTTCATGATTTTCTTAAAATCTTCTGGGAATGATGATCTAACTACATCTAATCCTTTTACATCTAATTTATCCGTAGGTTTACCTTCTTTAAAGATAACCCATTGTGCATATCGTTTCTTTGCAATCCATAAACCTGATTTTGCAATGTATTCTTGTTTAATTTGGAATCTATGGTCTGTTGTGTTATGTAATACTAATGAGTATTGATTATACATCGTATTAACAGTCTTTTGAATTTCAGATGCTATTGCATTTGTTTGTTCGATCATAAACTGCTCATCTTCAGTATTACATCCTGGGAATCGATGTTTAATTAATGGTTCGCTGCTACAAAAAGTTGAATCTGTATCTGTATAAAATGCAAATTCAGCTTTTCCGCCTGATGCATTAATAAAGTGATCGGTACCTAATTCTTTTGCATAATAGTTATTAATAACTTTAGCTGAGAATTTAATAATGCTTTGACCTACTGCTGTAATTGCACCTGCATTATCTAAATCATGGAATCGGAATGTTTTTAATCCTAATACACCATAGAATGAGTTAAGCAAAACCTTTTGCGTTAACTGCATGGCATCATAGAACTTATAATCCTCAGTACCTACTTCAAATGTATCTCGTTTATCTTTGTAAATAACACGTTCGTCAAACCATTTTTCAAGAATGGTAGGTAAGAATCCTCTTTGGT